ATAGCGCCACTCCGCCAGCGATCTCGATCAGTAATTTCAGCACTGACACCCAGACAATTAGTCTAGATGACGTGTACGCGAACGCGGCACTGGACTACATCCTGTATCGGGCTTACCAGAAGGACGCTGAGTACGCTGGCAACGCTGCCAGATCACAAATGCACTATCAGTCGTTTGCTCAGTCGTTAGGAATAAAGACGCAGGCAGATGGTGCCACAACACCTATCCCGAAGAACCCTGACGCGCTTAGTGGGAGAATGTAGTGAAGTATTCAGACCTATCAATTTACATAAAGCCAGAGGTTCAAGGCGCTCCAGACTTTCTCATCGAACGAGCTGTTCGAGATAGCGCGATTGATTTCTGTGCCAGAACCGATATTTACACGGCAGAGCCTGAAGAGGTCATCATTGTTGCTGGCGTGAACGAGTATTCTGTTAGCTTGCCGAGCGGAACAGAGCTGAATCACATCATTGATATCTACAATGATAAGCAGGCTCTTCAGCCGGTCGGGTACTCAGAGCTAGAAATGCGGCTGGGTAACGAAACAGATCGAGCAGTGCCTCGATATTATTCTCAGCGTGACAACACCGACTTTTATTTAGCCCCCGTACCCGACGCAAAGAGGACGTTAAAGGTCGTATTTAGCGTCAAGCCTACCGCGAACAGCAGCTCCATCCCGGACTCAATTGGTCGCGAAAATCGAGAGGCAATAACTCACGGGGCTTTATACCGCCTTCAAATGATGAGCGGTCAACCGTTCTCTAATGCCAGCGCGGCTCAAATGAACAATCAACTCTTTGAGAAGGCTGTTGGCAGAGCTGCTCGGCAGGTGAAATACGGTTTCGCTGGCGGCTCCTTAACCTGTAAGCCGAGGGCGTTTATCTAATGGCGTATTCACAGACATTAAATTATGTGGTTGGCGACACTCTTCCGGCTATTGAGTTAACGCTGAGAGACAAGAATACAGCCGCCGCCGGATCTGTTCTTGATTCTGATGACAGCTCGACTTGGGCAGCTATTGATATCACGGGTGCCACTGTTCGGCTTCGGATAAGGGAGCTTGGTAGCCCGACGATAGTTGACACTAGAGTTTTCTCTGTAACCGACGGTAATGGGGGTCAATGCGTAACCAATTTAGCGACTACCACGTTCGGTTCAGCCGGCACTTACGAAGGTGAGGTTGAGATCACGCACGGAAACGGCGCTATTCAGACGGTGTATGACCTCGTTAAATTCAAGGTCAGGGACGATTTTGACTGATGTCTTCTAAGATTGTCCTAAGCGTAGCCGATCTCCGTGCGGATACATCCGTAACGGACGTGAAGTCTGTGATAGCAGCCACGCTGTTGTCGGCAGATTTTGTGCTCGACCCAGATTCAAAACATCAGTGGTTTTACGACAGTTTTGTGTTTGCTGACGCGCCCTCGTTTGGTCTGGGAAAGAACCCCGACGATGCCGTCACGGTAGACGACGCGATATCGCAGATCGCATTTGGTCTTGGCAAGGCGGACGTGGTCAGCATGTCCGATGCCGTCCACGTTCTCTTACAGATCCAACGGTCGTTTGGTGATGTGGTTGCCTTCTCTGACGTACTGGTTAGCGCTTTAGAGACTGCTGTAGCGGATCAGCAGCAGATCACTGACTCAGACACAAAGGGTATACATCCAGTAAAAACTGACTCTTTTACTTTTCTTGATGTTGAGGTGCTGAGCGTTGGTAAAGGCTTATCCGATCAGGTCGCGATGTCAGAGTCCTTGTCTCGCACAGTGGATTATACGAGAGCGTTTACTGACGCTTTCTCTTTGGATGATGCGGCGTCAGTTAATGCGCTAGCACAAGAAGTCGCCAGCACGAAGGTCAACGTGTTCGGCTTTTCCGATAGTCAGGCGGTCGGCGTTGGTAAGGCTGTCTCAGATTCTTTCTCTTTTGCCGATGCTGTTGACTCCCTGGCAGTCGGCAAAGGTATGACAGACACAGTAAACGTAACTGAAACCTTCAGTTTTTCACTGTTCACAAACGCGGCTATGAACGCTGCAACACTCAACTCAGCACCGTTCAATCAATAGGAATCAATACTATGGATTTTAACTCAGGACTCTCAATGAAAGGTCGTTTGACCATCGCGATCAACGACGAAGTTGTTCAGGAAATTGACAACTTGGTAGTTACCACTGGCAAGGGCTATGTCGCATCTCGAATGAAAGATGCTACTGCCACTGCGATGAGCCACATGGCGGTTGGCACGGGCAGTACTGCTGCCGCTGCTGGTGATACGGCGTTAGGTAACGAGTCTGCGCGAGTAGCACTTACATCCACGACCGTGAGCGGAGCCGATGTTGTTTACGTTGGCAGTTTTGGCGCGGGCGTTGGTACGGCAGCACTGACGGAAGCAGCGATTCTAAACGCTAGTAGCTCTGGAACTATGCTGTGCCGAACTGTCTTCCCAGTCATAAATAAAAGTAGCAGTGACTCTATGGTTGTCACTTGGACTGTGACTGCTAGCTAAAATTTAATTGTTATAGGACACACAAATGACAGTTAAGTTTACTAACAACGCTAGTACGACTGTTGCAACAGGCATTAATACGTCAGCCACGTCTTTGACGGTTGCGTCTGCTTCTGCGTTTCCGCAGTTGGCAGGAGCTGACGATTACTGCTACCTGACTATTCAGCAAGCAACAGGTTCTAGTCGAGAGGTTGTCAAGGCGACTGCGCTGTCTACCAACACGTTTACTATCGCCCGAGCGCAAGACAATACGTCTGCTGGCACTTGGTCGGCGGGTGATGTTGTCGAATTGCGTATGACCGCTGCGCTTCTCACTGACGTGATCGATGCCGCTACGGTTGAAGGTGTGAAAGCCAACTTTCAGTACACGCCGACCGCAGGTCAGACGGTGTTTTCTGGAGCGGATAATTCGAGCAACACACTGGTAATTAACCAGTCTGGCTTGGTAAACGTCTACATGAACGGCGTCAGACTCGTTCAGGGCACGGATTACACAGCAAGCGCAGCAAACAATACGATCACGCTGACAACTGGAGCTACCACGTCCGACATCATCGATATCGAGGTGTACGGGAACTCGACATCGGCAACGTGGGCTTCGGCGGTAGCCATCACAGGTGGTGCGATTAGTGGAACTTCGGTGGCGGCAACGACATTGTCTGCAAGCGGAACGGCGACTCTTAATACGTTCGTATCGAATAACAGCACGATCAGTGGCGGAACGATCAACAACGTCGCGATTGGCGGTACTACTCAAGCTGCTGGCTCGTTTTCTGATCTGAACGCGACTACCTCGCTTGAAGTACCAGCGGGCACCACGGGTCAAAGACCCAGTAGTCCGTCTGCCGGATCGTTTCGGTACAACACGACATCAGGTTCGTTTGAGGGGTATTCGAGCGCATGGGGCGAAATCGGCGGCGGCGCGTTTTCTGACTTTGCCATCAAAACGGCTAATTACACCGCTGTCAGCAAAGACCAACTAATCGTCAACTCAAGCAGTGCGGTAACGATCACGCTGCCTTCAAGCCCAAGCGCGGGCAATGTGGTCTTCATCAAAAACGCGGGGTCGGGCACCGTGACTGTTGCGCGCAACGGATCGAACATAAATTCAACAGCAGATGACGGTGAGCTTGCAGCAGATGCTGGCGCGTCTCTTGTCTACGTCGATTCAACCATTGGCTGGAAGGAGCTTTAGAAAATGGCTATTACACTAGGCGGTGGCAGCGCTGGTGCTGACATTAATGAAGTCAGATTTTTTGTAGATAGAGGCGACTCATTCACCGACTCGAATGGTTTTGTTTGGCTGAAAAAGGG